GGCTTGATACCAAATATGCTGACCACTATTGTTTTGCTGATACGCAGTAGCTGTTCCATTAACTATATATTTTTCATTTCCAGTAGCATCTAGAAATGTATTACTTCCAAGCACAGTAATAGTTGATGAAGCGTATCCAAATAAACATCCAGCTTGAGCTATTTGAAAAGCAGGGTTTGTAGCTCTCCAAGCACTCGGAGTAACTCCCAAGCCTAGATTGCCTGAGGCATCAAATGTTAATTGTTGAGCAACACTACCATTACTTGAAACATTGTTAAATGTCATGCTTCCAGCAGTTGAAGTATTAGGCCCAAAACTCCAAAATCTTGCTGTATTGGAAAAATAATCTAGTCCCACTCCAGACGTCCTGTAAGCCGCTAACGTGCCTTGAAATAATCCAGCACCAGCAACAGTTAATTTTTCCTGAACTGTACTTGTACCAATACCCAACCCTGTTGAGGTGAATCGACCTACTTCAGTAGTGCCACCAGGAATAAAAATAATGTTGTCTAGATTCAACGCAAATGTTGGGTTGCCAGTTGTATTGCGGATGTAAAAATTGTTTTGGTAGTTGCCTGCTGTGCTGTTGCCACCAACACCAGCCTCATAGGTTTTTCCACTTGCGCCAGTGTTTTTTATTGTCAAAGCCGCATAACCATTTGCATTAGTGTTTGCCACACTAAAATCATTTGTCCCACCGCTATTATTGTTGGAAAGTGCTAAAGTTCCAAAACCATCAAACTGAAGTGCAGAGGCAGTAGTTAACACCTTACTAGCATTAAGGAATCCAACGCAATTAGCAGTTCCACCATTTATGGTGACTGTAGAAGATGTTGTTAGGGTAGTAAACGCACCAGTAGTAGGAGTAGTAGCACCCACAGTACCATTGATGTTGATAGAGGCAGTACCTGTTAGATTAGTTACAGTACCGCTAGAGGGAGTTCCTAAAGCACCATTAAACAATACTGGCGCACCCGCAGAGCCTGTATTAACCGCTAGAGCAGTAGCAATGCCAGTACCTAGACCAGATACACCAGTGCTAATTGGCAAACCAGTTGCATTAGTCAATGTTGCGCTTGTAGGTGTACCCAATACTGGTGTCACCAATGTCGGAGAAGTCGCAAACACCGCAGAGCCTGTTCCTGTTTCGTCTGTTAAGGCAGCCGCTAGGTTTGCACTTGATGGAGTCGCTAGAAAGGTTGCTACACCTGTTCCTAGACCTGATACACCTGTAGCGATAGGAAGACCTGTAGCGTTCGTTAAGGTTGCGCTAGTGGGTGTTCCAAGGATAGGTGTCACTAGGGTAGGAGAGGTAGCAAATACTGCTGATCCTGTTCCTGTCTCATCAGTCAAAGCACCCAAAAGGTTAGCAGAACTAAATGAACCCAAAGAGGTAGCATTGCCAACAGAAGTGACTGCACCTGTTAAGTTAGCATTAGTAGTGACGTTACCCGCAGTCAGACCCGAAGCAGTCCCTGTGATGTTTGTTCCAACCAAAGCAGATGGAGTTCCAAGGGCAGGAGTTACCAAAGTGGGGCTATTGGCAAACACCAGAGCACCTGATCCTGTTTCATCTGTAACGGCAGAAGCCAAGTTAGCAGATGATGGTGTACCCAAGAATGTAGCTACACCAGTACCCAAGGATGTGATTCCTGTACCACCATTAGCCACGGGCAAAGTGCCTGTCACACCAGTAGTTAGAGGCAGACCAGTTAAGTTTGTAGCCACACCAGAAGCGGGTGTTCCCAATGCGGGAGTCACCAAAGTAGGACTGTTTGACAGAACTACAGAGCCTGTACCAGTAGAAGAAGTTACACCAGTACCACCATTGGCAACCGCTAAAGTTCCTGTGATGTCGCCAGTATTGATACTGATTGCATCCCAAGAAGCATTTGTGCCATCAGTCTGAAGATACTTGTTTGCGTTGCTTGTTTGGCTAGGCAAAAGGTTGTTTAGAGCCGCAGTAGCCGTAGAAGCACCTGTACCGCCATCAGCAACCGCTAAGTCTGTGATACCAGTAATTGAACCACCAGTAATGTTGGCAGCAGAGTTATCTGTCTTTGTTGCAACAGCAGTCTGAATATTGTTAAATTCAGTATCAATCTCTGTACCCTTAACAATCTTTAAAGGATTGCCAGGCGACAGATTGTCTTTAGAAGCGAAATTAGTGGTTTTGGTGTAATTTGACATGGTTTACCCTATTTTGCCATCTTTGGCTTGAATTTCAATCTTTTGAAGAGAGAACGATGTGCCATTTATCGTTGTCTCATACCCTGTTTGAACAATCTTTCCCGCACCAGAAGCATTTGCTATTAGTGTCTTAATTGGAACACCACTTGTGTATTCAGCAATGTTGTACTCAGCAATTCCATACTCATAACTTGCTTGTGTAGGAATGTAGACGTTCTCTGCACGATAAGAACCAGAGTAATCAAAACCCCAATTGATAGACAGAAACTGATTCGATCCACCAATCACAATGGCAGTTACAGACTTCAGAATAGAAATCTGATTAGGGTTTCCCAAGTCAGCATTGTTTGTGTAGTACGCAAATCGGTACGTGTTGGCATCATCAAGATAAGTTCCATACTTACCGATATACCCATTCTTACCAATGTACAAGTCACCATTACGCAATGAGCGCAAAGCAGTTGGTGCAATAGAGTCCCACTTCGTTACACGGGAAGCCCCATCTTGCAAAGATTGCTTGGTATCGAAACAGTAAACTTGGAATGTTGCAGGTAAAACAAGCAGATAAAAGGCTTCTTTCTCTGAGTAAACAGACTTGATATTAGCCAATGTCTCGCTTACCAATGCTGAATTCAAATCAAAACGAACATTCTTGGACAAGTCTCTCAGGGGTGCAGACTTCTCTTGAATTGTCCTCATCAATGAACGAACACCTGAGTCTGACAAGAAAATAACATCAGAGCCAACGCTTTGAATGCTATCTCTTGCAATACATCCAATAGAGCCAATTGTGTCGCTCAGAACAAGAGATGCGGGTGTAGAAGCACCAGAATAGACAAGAATCTGTCGTTTACCAAAGATAAACAAGAAATCATTGTGAGCTGCCAAGCCCATCACTTCATCAGCACCATTAGGCCATACACGGGAGACATCTAATGAGCCAGAAGTACCACCACCCCATACATGACCTGCAATCAGATCAGAAAAGGTAACTGTTACTTTGTCAGTAGATGTATTAGCCACCCACAAACGACCAAATGCTGAAATGGCAATGTTTGCTTGAGGAACAGTAGCAACATAGCCTGACTTCTCAGACACTCTGCGATAAGTAGTTGTACTTACTGCGGGGTCATAAATGATTGGATCGTGACCAGTTTGGAAGAAGTATGCAATTCCATTTAAGGATGCAGTCTGCCAGTTATTTGCAGTGATAGTTGGAGCAGTACCGCCACCACCATAGGTCAACTCAGTCACCGCATTAGCAGTACCAAGTTTGAATATCTTGTTGTTGCCAGCGAATAGAACTGTAAGAGTTCCATCGTTTTGGACTAACTCATGGATTACACCCACATCGTTAGCACCTAGATTGCCAGAGGAGGGATTAACCCTTGACCAACCTTTTCTAGCACCAATACGACCATACTGATCCAAGATGCAGTTAGTTGCAACCAAAGCAAAGCCAGCCCCTAAATCAAGGGGAGAATCTTCAGTATTCAGGCCATAAAAACCTGGTGCTGAGAGACTGTAACTTTGGAGTTGTGCTGCCATTAGACCGCCACAAAGTTGTCTTCAGGATAACGAGTGGACTCCAATGCAATGGCATCAGAGAGCATTCCTCTAAACAAGGCATAAGCCTCGGAAGAGTTTGTTCCACCATCTTCACCACGCTCAATCAAAGCACGAGCATAGGCACTTTGAGTCACCAAGTAGTCCAAAACTTTTACAGATGTGCCATCAGCAGACAGATTAGCCTGTGGGATAGTCAAATCAAACTTCAGTGTATAAACACCATCAGGAACAGGAAACAGGTCAACCTTTGTGTCGCCACTACCATCTACACCACTAAAGCAAAACTCTGAAGGAATAGACTGTGAAGGTGTACCAAAGTTCAACTTGCGGTTCATGTCCGCAGTCGTGGTGTTATCTAATGTTATAACACTGGTAGTGTTAATAGCGTCATTAACACGGAACTTCTGACCCGCACCTGTCAAAGAGTAAGAACTTGTGGCACTGGTGGTAGTAACTGTAATTGTTTGTCCTAAGACATTCCAATTATAGGAATCTTCAATCTGACGCTTGGCATCATTGACAAACTTGCCAATCAAAGAAGAATAGGTTGTTTCGCCAACAGTAGATACTGTGCTTTCACGCAAGCGAACTAACACATCGTTAACAAGTTCTAAGTATGTCATGTTCGTTGCGCTCCTGAAACTTCAAATGTGGCAAGTACAGACATTGTTGAGCCAGCCTCAGAAGTAGTGGTTAAATAATCACCTTCTTCCATCACAAAATATTGTGTGTCTGAAATAAGCGTTAATGTTGTTCTTGCTGATAAAA